TGCATAAGCACAACACTGAACGAAATATCCATCAATCCAATCTCTTGGTTTAGGTTGTTTAGATGTCTTAAAATCAATTATCGCAAGTTCTCCATCAAATTCTGCAATGCAGTCAACTGTCCCTGCAATACCTAAGTATTGACTATAAAGAGAACCCTCAAGTGCGTGAATATTATTTATACGCTTAAGGGCAGGAATTGCAACTTGAAAAAGATGTTTTGAAATAGGAAGAACATCAGAGCTAAGATCAAGATTTTTTAAGTGTTGCTCAATGAGTGTATGTGCATCTGTTCCTCTGTTTGTTGCTCTACGAGTTATACGATCTGCTTCTTCATCACCGATTCTTTTTCTCCATGCGGCAAATTTTTCTCTGCTAAAATGACTGATTACCGATGTAATTGATACAAACTTTTGAAGTCCTTCTTTTCCAGGAACTTTGTAATAACGAACTCCATCAATCATTTCCCTATCGAGAGAGGGAAGATTCAACTCAATATGATTAAACATTATAAATTCAATTCCATTTTAGCAACAAGATACTCTTTGCAGAGACCAGAACGAACAATATCTTCAATACCAAATTCAATCATGGACATTGAAGGCATTGCTCTCAAAATTCTCATAAAATCAACAATACCATTACGCTCATTAGTTTTTACAAGATCTGATTGGGTCGCATCACCACAGAACATGATTTTAGAATTTTCACCAACACGAGTAATGATACTATCAAGTTCGTGAAAGTTCAAGTTTTGAAATTCATCAACGATAATGATTGCATCATCCAAAGTAGTTCCACGAATAAAAGAAGTACTCCAAAAACTAATTGTACCTTGAGTTTTAAGATTTCCGTAAAGCATCTCAAATGCAGGATCGTCAGGCATTTGGAACATATATTTTACCATATTCTTGTAAGGAATCTGATAAAGAGAGGACTTGTCCTCATGATCTCCGGGAAGGAATCCAATTTCTCTTGTTGCAACAAGAGATCTTACCAGATAAATTTTTTCGTATGGTGTTTTTTCATCGAGAACATCACGAAGTGCATTATAAAGAGTAATAAAAGTTTTACCAGTGCCAGCTGCACCATACGCAACAATATTTTGTTGAAGTTTATATTGCTTAAAAAGACTTTCTTGATTGTCAGTTAAAGGTTCAATTACCTTCATCAAATCGAGATTTATTGGTTTTTTGCGTTTCATTTGTCTGTTGCTCATTCCAAATGGTACTGGATTTTGTGGAGTGTTTCTTTTCTTAGATGGCATATTTATCAAACTGGTTTTACTTTTGATCCAGGAACTTTCGATGCTTTATGGAGTACATCATTCCATCCTGGATGCGATTTACGAAGTTTATCATAAACTTCACCGATTTCTGCAGAAGCAGGACAAGTACTTGGATCGGACCAATCTCTTTCCCATTGAGGATTATCTATTTTCCACTGGTCCCAATCAAAAATACTCATTGCTACTTCTTTTTGTTCACCGGTTTCTTTATTAACTACAGGATATGTTGGCAATTTTGACCTCCATTCTATATGCAGATATTTATTCAATAGTAATAGAAGGTGCATCAATACACTCAGAACACCCTTCACGAGTCCAACCAAGTGCTTCAGATACTGCAGGAAACTGGCAAGTAAAAATACAACGTACTAGTTCTGCAATCTCCATATGCTCTTTCTGTGTACCATGTGCAGAGCGTAAATCAATGTAGTGGATCCAGGACCGCACAGAACCGGTCATATAGAGGCGTGTAGGCGTTGCTAGAGGCAATACGAACCTTGCACACTCCTTTGCTATTCCTTTCTCTAGAAGGCGGTTGTAGAGGCGCAGGGAGTGCTCAAAATGAACACGGATATCTTCTGTTAGAGTCAGTCTCAAATAGTCAGGAATATCATCAATTGAATTCTGACGATTCTTACTATCCTGACGACGAAGTTCTGGAAGAGGAATAGTTTTTCCTAGAAGAGTGCTATCAGCATATCTTTGCGAAAATTCTTGATATGTAAAAGATCTATGTCGAAGTATTTGGGCTGCAATACCACGAGTGGTATTGATTTCTACCGTCATACTTGCCTGTTCAAAAATACTCCAGTGCTGATGTTGAATACAATACTTAAGAAGCCCCGAAAATTTTTCGTTTTCTTGATTGGAAGGATTACTTACCCTAGCACAATATGCCATGTGCTTTTCTGCTTCGGGGGTAACACTAATAAGTTTTACTTCAGGTTTCATATACTCAAATTCATCAATCGGGATATCCATCATCATCTCCGTCATAAAATACTTCGTCATAATCCGTGATGTATTGTGAAATGTTTTCGGAATTTATTTTGTATGAATCTACATCCGAATAAACTTCCGACTTTAAACACTCCACTAAAGATTCAAGATTTTTAATAATTAACTTGAGTTTTTCTTTATCCATTTTATAAACTCATATAGGGTGAATTATAGTTAAAAAAAAGAGGAGTGTCAAGACCCCTCAGATTTAAACATTTTTTCAAACCATTCCACTAGATGAATACGATAGCAAGACCAATATTTACATCCACGATATGTTAAAAGATAACAAGCAGGACCTCTATTGTCCTTGTCCATATCATCATAGTGATAACGGTAATTTTCCACTACCTATTTAGTAATAGAACTTCAATATATATGAGATAAATGAATGCTGTTGATGCGCCTGCAATAGCTGCAATCATAGGAATCATTTTCCTGCTCCAGCATTTGCAAGAAGTGCTTCATGACGACGTTGCTCTTTTTGCTTCTGCTCTTTGATGAGTTGAAGTACATTGAGTTTTTTCATCACTTGTGACCCTCTTTTACGAACTTAACACCACGATATGTTTCGTTGTACTGTTGAGGTTGCTGTGCCATCTGTTGTTGATACTCCAGACGCTTCTGGGTATCATATTCTACGCCGCGATAGACTACTTTAGACATTGGGATTTCCTCCAAAGAAATGAGATTTTTAGGCCCCGTTCCTTCGGGCGGTTTGCGTTCGCTATTTGCGAATAGCGAATGAACGATCCGTTCCGCCGTCCTACTTGCGACCAGTTACCTGGTTGAACGTAAAGTCATTTTAGACTTAATAAATTATGTAGTCAAGTAATTTTGTAACTTTTGTTACGGTTTATATTACTTTAATTTACTTATTACTTCTTCAAGTTTATTTGTTTTATTTTTATGCAATAAAGCCCAATTTTCTAATGTATCAAGAATATCACCAACAATAACATCTGCCGATACATTATCTTCAAAGTATTTTTGGATTGCTTCGGAAAGATACCTCTTTCTACTCCATTCTACAGTGTAGGGTTTATAGTCCATGATAAGGAAGATATATCCAGAAATTATAAACTATCTATTCTTCTTTGTCAAGTTCTGCAAGGTAATCTATCCACCATTGAGGATCTTTTTCATATTTCCAATCAGGAACATCCAAACCACGCTCAGAATACCATTCCCAGATTGCTTTGTCAATGGTTTCTGATACTTCAATCATTTTCTTCCTCTTCATCAAGGTCATCATATGCATTTTCCAAGTATGGTCCATGTGGTCGTTTGGATTCTTCTCTGACATATTTTTGCTCTTCAGTAATAGCAGCAATCCATATTGACAATTTCATAATCAACCATATCAAAACAAGTGGTAAAAAGCAAGCAATAAGAATTAAAGATTTCATTCTTCAATTTGCCAACACTTTTCAAATCTATTTTTTAGTTCATTAATTCTATTATCTTCTTGAACTTTTAAAATAAATTGATTTATTTGTTTTTCTTCACTACTCAATGCCATACGATGCTTAGTTTTTATGTCTATAAGACGCACCATATCCATATAATATTCATGACTTTTACCAATGAACTCATCGTAGGTCAATCTCTTTGCCTCCAATCAGTTTCATCGTCATCTCTTTTAAACCAATCTACCATATCATCAACACTATCAAAACCACGTTTACCAAATCTTTCGTGACCTAATCCACCAAGGTCCAACTGATTCATGAAATCATCCAAGTCGCCTTCTTGCATGTCAGGATTTTCTGCTCTTCTTCTCGCTTGACGAAGAATAGTAGCAGCAGAACGATTTGCTTTGGCAAGTTTTTCTGCCCAAATCATATCTTCCAAACTCACCTCTTCGTGAAGTATAATTTTTTGACAAATTTCTTCAAGTCGCAAACGATATTGAGTAGAAAGCATAATATTCTCCAATTATAACGTATTTAGTTAACGTTCTATATAACTAAGTGTATGGTGTTGGGCATAAAGTTGTTGGATGATGATATCACATCCAATTTTAGGGTTACAATCTCCGCAAGTATAAACATCTACTGCTGCTTTACCTTCTTCAGGCCAAGTATGAATGCTAATATGACTTTCAGATAATAAGCAAATTACAGTGACTCCCTGTGGTTCAAACTTGTTAGAGATAGTTTGAATTACAGTAGCACCACTAGCAACTGCTGCATTTTCTAATAAGTCTATAAGACAACGCTCATCATCTAAAAGAACAAATGAGCATCCATATAAATTAAGAAGATAATGTTTTCCCATTATTCAATTGCTTCAGGGTCTATTCCGTATTCGTTGATTAGTTTATCTATTCTTGTTTCTTGACCCGAAAGTTTTTCAATTTCAAAAATAGATGATTTTTGATATTTTTTAAGTTTTTTATATTGGTTAATAATGTTTTTTATTTCTTTATTTTTAATATAAAGTTTAAATTCTTTATCATTTTCTGGTTTGGAAAAACCTTTAAATCCTTCACTCATCTTTTTTTCTTTTTATCAGATTGCTTATATCCCCACAATCTTGGATTTGTTCTACCATATCCAAAATCAATTTTTCGTACAGCTCCTGGACCATACTTATCATAATACATATCAAATAAATTTACTCTTTTTGTGCAGCGAGTTAGATCAATATACTCTTGACCGTCAACAACATACCAAATTAAGTATGCATCATTGGGAAATGAAGAGTCTTTTGCTTTATTTACATTAGTCTTTTCGAGAATAATTTCACATCCATATTCATGAGGCAGAATCATTGATTGAGTTTCATTATATTCTGCCATTTGTACTTTTTCCCCAATAACTGCTTTCATGAACGACCACCCCATTGAATATCGGGATAGGATTCTTTTACATTATCAAAACTTACCTTATATTTAGTTTCCAATTTTTTATCTTTAACTAAACAAAGAATTTCTGCTTCTAATGGATGAAGACCTTCAAGAATGTTAATAAACATAGTTTCTCTACGAAGAGTTGATAATGTATTATTACCACCTTTAACAAAATTAAAAAACTTTACATACTCTTTTCTTATTGTAGATTTTCCTTGATCTGATGCGCCTAAAGACTTTGTATTAATTTCTTCCATTTTGGAAACGGCATCATTAATTTTAGAACTCAAAGATCCGCTTTTAAAATTTTGATCTTCAGTACGAGCATATGGAACTTCTCCTTCGGGAAGAAGACTAATCACAGTAGGATCAAAATTCCAAATAAAAATAGATTTAAGAGAATCATGCTCATAGGCTTTCAAAATCTCAACTTTTTTAGAGTTACTTCTTTGTTTCGAAACAAGTTCTAAAATTTCAAAAATAAAGGGATTTGTGGGAAGAGATTCGATTATTTGTTCAATCGTCGGCACCTTCTTCTTCGTCGTAGTCGTAGTCATAGTTGTTTTCAAATCGTACACTTACTATTTCGTCAGGTATCACCTGCCCATTTTCATCAAAAAACTCTGGATGTAGATATGGAGGTCTCGTTTCTAAAAGATGTCTATATACCAACCAACCAATTATACCTCCTGTCATAAAAAATAGCAATGTAAACATTGTAATAAATGTGATTACGTATGCTGTTTCCATTTGTTTTCTCCAGAGAGTTTACTTTTTTTTAATATCAAAGTGAAAGTTGATAAAAAAATGAAACTCTCTGCGGAAAAGAGAAATCATTTTACCAAACTTCACTTGAAAAGTTTTTGGTTTTTCTGATTTTCTTCTCCTATTTCGTAATAATAATTCAACTCCCCTATTAATTTGGGGATCTGTCTTATTTAGTTTTCTTTTTTCGTCGTCCTGGCCTCTTATCATGACTATATTT